CGTTTGGTCTCCCGGCGGCGTTGAAAGCCGAGAGCCCTGTGATTTAGCTACTCTACCCGCTCAATGAAATCAGAGACCTTCTAAATTAAGCTCGTCTAGGTCGTCGTCCTCCTCTTCGTCATCGTCCTCATCATCGTCTGAGGAGCTACGGCGCTTCCGACTCTTGCTGCTCTTGGCCGAACGACTTGACGCCTTGCGACGGCGGCGAGGGCGCTCTTCCTCTTCCTCATCCTCTTCGTCGTCTTCGTCTTCCTCCTCTTCGTCGTCATCCTCCTCAATTTCGTCATCGTCGTCTTCAAGCTCGTCGTCATCTTCCTCTTCATCCTCAAACTCTTCGGGGTCCATCACGTCGGACACCTGCGAGCGAGTACGGTTATCGTTGGGGTTTGTGTTATCGGTGAGGGTGACGATCACATCGTTACCGACGACGATAGCGGCGATCTTGCGGGGGTCGCTCGCGCGCTTGGGGATGGTCCCTCCGACCGCTTCGATGAAGCTGCGCATGAGCCAAAGCGCCTTAGGCGAGTTGTAGAAACGCTGGCTGAACGTCTCGCCCTTGTACTTACCGTCAAGGAATTTGAAATTGAATTCAATATACGGCGTTCCCTTTTCCTCGCTCGTGCCTGCCTTCACCTTTTTCAAGACACGGACGAGATAGTCACCTTCCTTGTAGCGCTTGCCTCCTCCTGCGCCTGCCTCCTCCTTGGAGAAATCCCACTTCATCGATGCTGTACTACTACGGCGCGGTGCCATTTGCTCTCCTTATCGCTTAGTTGCGATACGCTTGAATGATGGTTTCCATATCAGGATTCCTGAGGACGTTCGGAAGCGCCCCCTCAAGACGATTTCCTGATTTGATTACGTCATGGTCTCCGACCAACATGCGTCGTTCGTAGACCGAGCCCTTCCGTCCTTTCGCTCGCTTTTTTACCTTGTAGATTCTCCCGTTTACGCCACAGGCTCCTAGGAACGCCCCCCGTGAAGCGGGGGCAAGCGCGGGGGTGATGGCCGTAACCTCTCCGGTATCTTGGTCGCGCTCCACCTTTTCCTGTGCAGTAAAGATTACATGCATTGGGAGATTTCTCCACATATAAATATACTTGCGGAGGAGCTTCCCGGTCTTTCCCCAGGATCGTTGATCGGGCATAGACGGAGGCCGGTTTGGGTCTCGGTTGTCTAGGTCCTTCAGTGTGAAGGCCATCGCCAATTCTTCTACGTCTGTCCATGTATCTACGGCGACTGTCTCGAAATGCTTTCTCCCTATATCGTGCATGAACCAGTAAGCCTCAACGAATTCTTGAAACGACTTCACACTGAGAACCTTTGCCCCACTCCCGCGAGCGGCACGAGTCCCCTCTTGGTTTACGTCAATAATGATGACGTTTGGGGCGGTGGAAGCAAACCTAGTTTTCCCGACCTTATTGTCAGAGAATACCGCCACCTTTGCGTATTCGTCTACAGAGTCCACCGAATGAACTCTCTTAGCTATATCGCTAGTGTCGGGCGCGGCGCTTCGTCGTCGCCTTCGTTTTGTTGGCACTATCGCTCTCCTCTTCTAGCACTTGTTCGAGCAGCGTGTTTGCGTTCTCTACCAGCCTTATTACTACGCGAACGAGCGTTCTTAGCTCGCGGTTTAGGTCGTGATCCATGCGCCCTCTCTCCTGTCACCTTAGGCTTTTTCGGGTCCTCTTCCTTGCGCTTGCGGACGTTGTATCGGTGCTTGACGATTTCGGTAATGTCGGCTCCGTGTAGCTGAGCAACGCAAGGCTCGGAGAACGAGCACCCCCACACACAGGACTTGTCCGGGGTTCGGTTGAATTCTCCTTTTCGTTCGGCGCGCTTGATTTGGCTGGACGAGCGCATGAGTTCGACCATCATCGCCCTCACCACAGGTAAGTCTTTGGGCATCGGAGTACGGCGGAAGAACTTGTCTGTTTGTTGCTGGAGCCGTTTGAGAGTTCCTTCGTAATCCGCTACCGGCAACTTCAGACGTTTGATTTCTTTGAGGTACGTGTAGTAGTCGGTGTCGAGATTCTGTCGGCTCGTAAGCTGGCCTGACTGAAGCTGCTCGGGGACGGTCGGAGCCTTCGTGCGGATTTCGTTGAAGACGACGCCCTTGAGGTTCTTTGCGAGAGCGGCGTATTCAGGGAGGCGTGGGAACGCCCAGAAGTAGCGAGCTAGCTGAGCCTCAATGAGCATGTAGTCAGGGTCCATGAACGAGCCCGATGACTTGTGATCCCACAACCAGATACCGCCGTCTGGTTCTTGTACCGCAAGATCGATAATGAAATTGAACTTGTCTCCGTTGGGGAGGTCAACCCACTCGTCAAGCTCTGTGCCGATTACCTTCATTGCCTCATCGTCACGCTTGTACGTGTGAAGGTAGGATTGCATGATCCGAGCGGTATCACCGGGGAGGTCTCCGAGGTCTTCCCGCTCTTCCTCAAACAACAAATCCCACTCAGCTTTGAGCTTGCGCCAGCGTTCGCGCCAGTCTCGCCCGTCGTAATGCGTCATGATGAGTTGATGTAGCCAATCACCTAGGATCAGAGGACGCCCGCGCCGCTTGGGCTCAAGGCCCATGACGTAACGAAACTCATATTGTTTCTCACAACGCCTGTACGTCTGTACCTTACTATTCGACAGTTTCATTTAGCGCACCTTTTCGATACTGCGAGTAGACGTTTGCGGGCGTTTCGCATATCGCTGATAGCCCCAAGCACGGCGGTAGACTCGGCATGGCTCAAGCAGCGCGTAGTATCCCCTGTGATAAGAGCCCTCGCATTGCGCATTGTAACTAGCAATAGCTCTGAGTCAGCGGCCATCGCGCGCCCCCACGCCTTGCGGTGAGCCTGTTGGGCTCGATTGAGGTTTTGTGTCACAGGGATTCGACCCACGCCACCGCAACGGCAGCGACTTGGATTAGCTCACTGCGTAGCCCTTCGCGGCTTCCCTTTGTATCGTGAGCGATGGCGTCGTCAGGCTGCGTCAAAACCTCCCGAGCTACCTCACCAAATTCTTCTCCTAGTACAGCGAATTTCTCGGCGGGCGTCATTTCAATGCCAGCGCACGTAAATTTGAATTTCCCTGTTTCCTTTAGTCTCTCTTGCCGCTTACGCTCACTTCCTACAGCGGTCAGCGCCCGTTCGGTCTTTGACCCAATTTCAAGATCAGGATCGTACATCACGCACCCTTCCAATAAGTGTCAATTTCAATGTCTACCTCAACAGGAACCGAAATGCTGTAACCAAACATGCGTTTGAGCCTGCGGGTGTCCTCCATCTCTCGCTTGATCACAGGCGCGTACTCGTCAACCAGATTCTTTCTAACCTCAAATCCGATTGAGTCGTGTACGGTCATGATGATCCGACACTCGTTTTCATCCAACATATCGTTTAGGTGAATGAGCGAGGCAAGCATAATGTCGGTGGCCGTCGTCTGTACGGGGAAGTTGATCGCTTGTCGCTCGGCGTCTGACTGTACGCCTTCATCGTCAGAGTAAATGTCGGGTAGATGCCTGACCCGACCGAACGGGCTCGTCACCTGGCCGTACCGGCGCACGAGACGGCGCTGACGGTCATGCCACGGACGCAGGGCAGGGAAGCTGTCGAAGTATTTTTTGCGGACGGAGAACGCCTCATCTTCGGTGAAGATCACGTCGTAATCGGTTCGCGCATACTTGACGAATTTCGGAGCGCCCATTCCGTACAGAAAACCGAAGTTCGCGGGCTTAGCTCGGTAACGCTCCATTTTCGTTACCTCAGACTCCAGCTTGCCGGTAATCTGGCTAGCCATGTAAGTATGAATATCCTTGCCCGTCTCGAACATTCTCAACATGCGCCGCTCGTCTGCCAGCATCGCAGCGACACGCAACTCAATTGTCTTGTAGTCAGCGAGGAGGAGTCTCCAGCCGGGCCGGGCTCGGAAGATCGACCGCATGAAATCCTCGCGCGGTACTTGCTGGATATTCGGACGCACCGAATTCAGCCTACCTGTGACGGTCGCTGAAGGTCCGTAAGTCGGATACACAATGCCGTCTTGCTGATAATGAGCCCACGCCTTCAGGTAGCCTAGCCACTTCTGCCATTTACGCCAACGCGAGAGCGCTTCGAGCCCCGGATGCTGATCCTTGATCTGACTGAGCGTATCCTTGTCGGCTGAAGGGTTGCCGGTCTTTGGCGAGAGCTTGATCGGTTGAAAGCCTAGGTCGGTGAAGACCCACGCCTGTACCTGAGGATGAGAGCCGGGGTTGAATTTGTCTCTTTTGTCGGGCGGAACGTACTTGAGCATGAAGCGCCTGAGCTTTTCCATATTCCCCGCACACATACTCATGCGTTCGTGTAGGCGCTTCATATCGAGAGCAATCCCGCGCATCTCAACATCTACAAGGGCGTTTGAGGCTGGCATCATGAGGAGAAGGAAAAGACGGAGGGCTCGCGGGTCCTTCATCAATTCCTCGCGTATGATGTGGTACAAGCGGAGGGTGTAGTCAGTATCCTTACCGTTGTAGATTGCTAGCTCGCGCAGAGGCATTTCGGGGGCGTTGTCTAGCTCGTCTCCGACCGCGTAGGCGTCGGCGTCAAGCATAATCTGAGAGAGGGGCTTGAGCCCTTTCAAGCGGTTCTCATCGATTAGGTGAGCGGCTAGCATCGTGTCGAATGTCAGATAAGCGTTTACGCCCTTCGACCGTAGCCAACGCACATCGAATTTCCCGTTATGGCCGATGTACTTGACGCCGTTGTTGCGCTCGAACACCTTACGCATATTCGTCATTAGCATTCGGGCGGTTCGGTTCCCCCAATTCTTTGACCAGTTAGCTTCCTTATGCCACAGAGGGGTTACGTAGGAAGTGCCCTCGCTCGTGCTGATCGCTAGTGAAGCAATATGTGAATGCGCGTCTCCTCGGTACTCTTGTAGTGAGGGCTTGTCAGCTTGCAGGGCTAGAGGGTGATCGCAGAAAGTCTCTAGGTCGAAGCTGACCTCAGGAGCGGTGCTCGCGTGGGCTCGGAGAGCGTGGAGCGCCTTCGGGGTCTTGACCAGCTTGACGCTCGTTCTAGGAGCCGTGTCGCGGTCTCCTCGCACCATCCGAGAGAATCGGTTTAGGTCAGCCTCTAGCGGCTCTCGATAGCTCCCGTTGCGTAGGACGGCGGCAGGGTGGAAGCTGGCGAATACTGTTGTCTTGTGCGTGCCTTCGGCTAGAGGGAAATCCTTTACCCAAACCTGACCGCGCTGCTTTG